GTTTTCTGCAAATTGACAACGCTTTCATTCGCTTTTTCCACCGTTATTCCATTCCCGTTCACGGTCTCGTATCTCAACCCTTTGCTCTTAATATCTGCTATGAGTTTCTTTTTCAACGACCAGTAATATATATAATCATTCACTAGATCCATGTAGAATTCTGCACTCATTCCACGTAGTTCCAACTGTCTGATCAACGACATTTTTACGTCTTTTTGTGTCAATTTGCTCACCTCTTTTCGCTCAAATCATGCCTTTTCGTAACTTTTTTTGCTAAAAAAACACGGGTTTTATGCCCGTGTCAAAAAAATTTCTTCTTAAAGTAAATTTAAAAATCTGATACCCTTACCCTTTTCACGCGAGATTTTCATTTTTCTCCAGAGTCATGGCCACATCCCCGTTCTCCACCTGCAAAAAATTCGCTGAGAATTTACCCGGGGGTGTTATAAAAAAATTGAGAGCAGCTGTGGACTCGAACCACACATGCGACGGCTTGCACCGCCCGCTTGTCACCTCCTAAGCTATGTCTACTCTCATGTAGCTACCATCTTTCTTCTGTCAGTCTCTTCTTCCTCTTTCTTCTTACAAGTGTGTGTCTGTTATGCCGTATATCATGGCACGTATGACACAGACCGATCAGGTTGTCATCATCCAATGCAAGTTCCGGATGTTCTTTCAGTTCCTGGATATGATGTACTTCTGTTGCTCTTCTTACCTTCCTATCCTCTGGTGTTAATCGTATACCTTCCTCTACTGCTTTCCTTATTCGGACTATGCAGTCCTGGCATTCATTACGATCCCTTATCAGGATATCTATTCTTTTTTTCTTCCACTCCTTAGAGTTGTAAAAATGTTTTGCTTCTTTATCCGTCATTACTCATATAGCCTGCGCATCCCTGTTCTGCCGGACAATGTTCTCCTACATTCAGTATCCAGTAATACAGACATCCTTTATTCTTGCACGTCTCCATATATCCTCCATAAAAAAAGATGGCTACAATCTTCCGACTGCTGCCACCTTCCAGGTGAGTATTTGTATCCTTCCAGTTACTTCCATCTCTTCGTTTCGCTTTCAGGACACTATCATAGTATCATATACTTAACTGCCATTCACTGACATTTACTGCCAACTTTTAGGAATCTCCAGTTTTCTCAATGCGATGCTGTGTGTGCGGTACACTTCCCTCTGACTATACCCCACTTTTTTCGTCACATCCCACCATTCCATCTCTTTTATGTAGCGATAATACAGCACGTCTCTTTCTCGTTCTCTCTGCAGCTTATTTATGCATCCCATGATCTCTACATAAGATCTTACGCTTTTCGTTTTTTCTTTTTCTATTTCCTTTTCCAGTCTTTCTTTTTCTGCCATATATCCAGACAGATCTCTATCCACACTGCTCCCATGTGGCATTCCATCATTGTTTTTCATAGATGGATACAACTTCATAGCTTGCAGCTCTACCAGCTGTTCCTCTAATCTTTCCCGCTTATGTACATGTGCACGATAGCTTCGCAGATATCTTTTTTTAATTATCTTTTCTTCATCGTTTCTTTCCATCGGACTCTCCTTCTTTCTTCATTCTCTTTCTTATCGCATAAGGTACTTGATGAAACTCCTCACTCGCCTTTGCATCCGGTTTCTTGCTTGCCAGCATATCACAGTTGCTTCTGCCTATTCTTCTTTCTATCTTGCTTGTCCTCATATCATTTTCCTTTCTTCGGTGGTTTCTCTACTGGTGGTCTTGTCCGGATCACGCTCTCGTTCATTATCTTTCGTATATCCATTTTTCATATAATTTTCAATTCTATCCACGCAGCTCCTACAGTACACATCCTCCGGACTATTCGCTTGTGTTAAAGTCTTCGATAGGTTATAGCAGAATTGCTCTGTAGTCGCTCCTGCTCTGTCACATTCAGCATTTATATTTATCTTGTAATACGTTGCTCCCGTCGGCATCCCACACCGTTTGCATGTTCTTTGTTTCGTCATATCTTCCTCTTTTTCTTCCGGCTCTTTCTTGTCATCCGTAATCTCACGCAGCTGCTCATCCGCACGTGCTGCCATTACACATGCGCTCCAAACTGTAAACAGCACACAAATTATTACGATAACAATAAATATCACTGTCTTATCCATTCATTTTCCTTTCAAGCAGATCCATGTACATACTCTTGTACACATCCCTCTCAGCTATCGCTCTGATATACTCTTTATCATTCCCATATCCTTTCTCACGCTCCAGTTCATTGTATCTTTCTGTCTCTTCTCTGAACTTTGCAAGAATTCTATCGGATGTTTCTTTTTCCTTTGCCAGTTGCTCCTCCAGCTGCTTAATCCGTTCCTGATCAGCGCCATTATTATTCTCCGTAATGCCAAGTGTCAGTGCAATAGCTTCATCAACTTTTTGAATCTCTTCCGCTGTGCATGATCTGATATATTCTCCGATTCTGTCTGTATCCACCTTGAATATACGTTCACACAGTGCTATAGATTGTACTCGACACATCACCTCAACATGTGTTGGAAGTTGTTCATTCTCTTTTGTTGTCATTAATACTGCCTGCACAAATTCCGGATCTTGTTCAAGCCATGTGTCCGGCGATACTATAATCGCCGGTGTTTCTCCGGCTCTTCCATCATTCGCTATGTAAAAAATGTCTCCATGATATGTATTCATTACTGTTGCCCCCCCATTCATAATTGCTTTATATGCTGTCGGATCACTATAACCAGATCCGTTTTTCTTCAGTTCGTTTTTGCTTGTTATCTGTCCTACCATAATGCTTTTCTCTTTCTTCCTTTCACATATACTGTGCATTCTGCTGCCGGCATACCTCTGCTATGCCCTTCGATTGCTATATAATTACATCTCCCTAAGCCAAGTCTGCTGCCCCTGTAGATACAACTCTTACACAGATGTCTGTCTATATTTGTTCGCTTTTCCGGATTCTCAACTTTTTTCGTCACGGTTGCTCCTTTCCCCTCCGGCTGGTGCCGGAGGAAATCTATGTTGACTGGTTGCTGTTGTGACACAATACCAGTTGTGCAAGCTTATTTTTTCTTATATTTTCTCTGCCAGCCAATCCAGCAGTCTGATTATCATCTTATACAGCCACGTCTTTTTCAGTTCTGTTTTAAGTTCATTACAAGCTTTTTCGAATTCACGTTGATCATCCTCTCGCTTTTCACATTTCTCATATTCGCAAAATTCTTTTCTACGTTTTTCTATACGCCATTTGCAAGCAGGACATTTTTCTTTATACGATTCTCCTCCAGCTTCTCTACATGGCATATTTGCAATTCTGCACCATAACATTTTGTTTTACCTCCCGATTCTCACTTCATCTCTATTACTCTTGGTACGTTTATACCATGATTCCGCAATTTTTCTGACAGTTCCCGCAGTTCTTTAACATAGCATTTAGCATAGTATTCTGTATTTTTCATTCCTGCAGGTACATCTGGATACATCCATCTTTGATGCGGGTAAATTATTATATCGTCTTCGGATTTCATAAGCGTCTTAACTTGATGTGCTAATGTCCTCCCCGTGTTTCTGCCTTCTATCGGATATCCCAATCCTCTTGACAATATATATTCTTTTTGCCATTTCTCGAATTTAATTCCTAATGCGCTTTCGATCTCTTTCAATCTTACGATTCCCTCTGTTTTTCTTCTTTGTAGCATTTTATCCACCGAATATCTTGTCATATTCTCTGCTTCATCTACATCGTCTTCGTTTATTCGGAATCCGGATATTTCTTGATTCTTTACATCTTCAATCTTTATTAATATCCCGCCTAATGTTCCTCTCGTATCTTCCACACATACTTTGAACTCTGAACTTTTATCGCCTACCATTTGTTCTATTGCTCTTTTAACTTTTTCATAAATTCCCTGTTTTACTGTTATGTGCATCTTCTGACATCCTCCATCTTCATTTTTTCTAAAAATCAAATACAACTTTCGGTGCTTTTATAAAATTCACACCGCATTCCTCTGTGTTTTTCTGTTCTATCTTTCTGATCAGCTTTGTTATCTCATCGTCCGTATCTTTGCAGTATGCATATCCATCTGGTGCATAGATACCTTTCATCTTTCCATTTATGTAATCCAAGACTGTTTGACAGCACATATGGTTCTCTCTTCCTGCTTCTCTTGCCGATTTATAGAATGCTACGATTTCACCATCCTGGTTTATTTTTGCCACTTTGAATGCTCTTCCGGTCAGCTGGCTTGTTTTTTTTGACAATTCACTTCTGGTCGTTACTCCAATGTTGCTTAACACATCATCAGTTTTTATTCCATTCTTGTGATAAGTCACATATCCTTCCGGAAGTTCTCCGATGAATGTAATCCGCATCAGACTCATAACTACCCATTCTTTTCCGCATAGCTTAATGAACCGTTTTCCTTTTCTACTTTTCTTTACATACGGATGCAGTTGTTTATAGCACCCGTATTTCAATCTCTTTCGGACGTTCCCCCAATAATTGATCTGATACAATCCGTCATAACCTGGAATGTCGTACCAACCTTTCGGATCTACATTTTTTATCCTCATAAGTATCACGCATTCTTCTGCAGATTTTTCAAAAACTCTACTAAATATGTCTCGCTGTCTGTAGAATTCATGTATTGCTTATCGTATGGTTTTCCATCACCATACGGTTTTTTATCTTTTTCTAACAGGTGGAAGTAATACTCATCTTCTTTTTCTTTTCCATTCCACCCGTTTATGCGATTCCGGTATTCTGCAACTACGAGCCTGCTGCCGTCAGCGAAATCGTATTTATAATAATTTACATTTATGTTTTTATCTGTGTACCATAATCCCCAAGCTTTATAATTTCTCAGCCATTCTTTTCGCTGATCGTTATTCTTAAATCTTGGAAGTTCTGGCTGTTCCGGTTCTTTTGGTGGATTCATTACCGTGTCCAGATCATTGATATATCCGGCCAGTGCCGCAATCATTACCTTGTACGTCCGCACCCGGATGTCATTAGTATCCATGTGTCCTTTCGCCATTTCCAGATAGTTCCTGTATTTTTGATTTTCTTCCCTGGCAATATCAAGATCTGTTTTTCCGGATTTCTTTTCATGTAGTTGTGTCTCTTCCGGAAGTCGTTCCTGCGTTTCTTCTTTGTCCTGGTATCTATATTCATTTTCTTTCTCTGCAGGTTCTTCTTCCAGGCCAGATACTGCATAGGTGTCAGGTGTTTCAATCTCTTCGGTTTCTTCGCTTTTTTCTTCCTGTTCTTCATTTTTCTCCTTTTTTTCCGTTTCTTCTTTTACGTTTTCCTCCAACACTTTTTTGATGGCTCCTGTTAAGTCGAGCCAATGGAAATTTCCTCTGTTTTCGTTATCTATCCACAATTGGATATATCCGCAATACATCCTTATTTCCCCGACATCTTTCCCGTCAGTTCCTTCAAACACCCAAGTTCTTCCCGATACTCCCGGATGCAGGTTTTGTTTTATCAGTTCATTGCACATTCTTATATTCTGCCCTGTTATCTGTTCCGCATTTTCACGGAACCAGTATTTGTATGTGCTCACCATTTCTCTCGCTACTAATTCCAGATACTCTCTTTCCTCTTCTGTTGGAACGCGTACCATCACTACTTCATTCTGATCAG